AAAGCAACTGAGTTACTATTTGTAACAAGGGCTGTAACACCTGATAATAAATTTAATTCTGTAGGTGTAGCTGTAAGTGTAATTGAAGTACCGTTACCAATGGCTGTATAAATTTCATTAAAGTTATCATTAATATATCCGCCAGCTGTACGTAAATTTGTACCTGTTCCGTCATTTGGTACTACACCTATATTAATTGTTTGTTTAGCCATTGATTAGTCTTTTTGTTATATTTATAATCATTTTAAGGTGTTGTGTCATCAAAAGTTATTGGGTTACCATCAGTATCTAAAACTTGGTCAAACGTAACAACCGTATTATCAAACTGATTAAAAGGCGCAATTAAAAATATTTCTGCCGGCATAGTTAATTTAGTTTTAATAAGTCTACCTAATTCTGTAGAACAAAAAAGAAATGTATTATCTTGACCATCTAAAGATGATTGCGTTCCAAAAGTGACATTATTACCCAATTCTTCTATCGAATAATTTGTACCTGATTGTCTAATAAAAGATTTTAAAACTTCTCTATTAATTGTTCCATATCTAGGGCCAGCATAGGCAAATCCGTGAGATATATTAACACCGTCAAAAACACCTCTTAATCTTGATAGATAAGCTATGTTTATAGGAGCTCTTGTTAAAGTTAAATCTCTTGTTGTAGAACTAAAAGGAGAAATAGTACTTGTGTTTAAATCAGCGGCCGATCCTACGTTTGGAGTTGCTCTTAAAGAAGTACCATCATCTATTGTTCCTAATCTTCTACCAAATATAGTAGAGAATAATGTGTTAACAATTGATAAGAAAGGATCATCAATAGTGCCTGTAACTGCACCTGTTATAGGCGTAGATATACGAGCATTCAATCTTGATTCAACATTTACTTGGCCTTCAAAATAAAAACCTGAAGTGTGCATAGTTTTTTTGAAATCATCTCGCCAATCAACTATAGAACGGCCTACTTTTATTACATATGAAAAATCTTGATAGTATAAACTATCTTGTATGTTCATAGTGTTTTCAGAAATAAAACCATCTTCGTTTATAAATCTGCCATCTAAATCTGCAACTGCACCAACGCCTAATGTTGCGGTTGTAGCGTCTATTTTTTTAATTGTTGCTGAACCACTTAAACTAGTTATTGTATCATTAGCGTTAATAGTTGCTGAATTATTTTTTAAAGATAATAGTCCTCTTGTTTCATCAAAACTTACAACTGTGGCTGTAACACTACCTGCTATTGTTACTGTTGTGTTTGCAACAAATGTTCCTGTAACACCGGTAACAATACAATTTTTAAAAAAATTAAGAGTAGGAGGAGTTGGAGATAATTGATGATTTATTCCTAATTCTACTATTTTTAAATCTAATACTTTTCCTACTTCGTCTCCATAAGCTTTTAGTATAGCATTTATTCCGGCTGATGTAATAGATACTGTCGGTAGTTTTGTATAACCTGAACCTTTGTCATATAAAAATATATCTGTTATATCACCAATATCTGTTCCTGATTCTTGTACAATTTTATTTCCAAAATATGTATCATTTTGCATTGTCGCATCTTCTAATACGATATGTTCTTCTGTTGTACTTGTACTATCTTCAGGAGTAAATCCTCCATTTACAACAGAAATAAATCCTGCAGCACCTGCGCCATTTGTTCCTGTGTTTACAAAAACTAAATCGTCACCTATAGAATATCCAGCACCAGGATTATCTATTACTATTTCAGTAATACTACCTGAACCTATATTATTGGTTTGAATTATAGCTCCTTCGCCACCACCTGTAATTGTTACAGGTTCAGTTGATGTGTGTAAAGATCCATCGTTTGTGATTGTTTTTGTAGTAGGAATACCTGAAATTGTAGCTTCAATTAATAAATCATCAGTATCATTAAATGTTCCTGTTATGTTTTCTCCTACTATAAAATTTCCAAAAATACTATCTGAATTTAAAACAAACTCTGATATTAAAGTAGAACCTATTAAAAATTTTGTTACACTTTCTATTATTGCAGTTGCATTAGAAGTAGAACCTGTGATTGTTCTGCCTACTAAGTTAGAAGTATCTCCTGCTACAGTAATAGCTCTTAATACTTTATTTGCTGTAAATTTACCATCTGATACTCTTAAAATTTGTTCACGTGGATATATTGTTTCTGATACCTCATTAAAAAGTAATCTAAAAAATATTTCGTGTCCTGCTTTTGTTCCTTTGGATTGATATAAAGATTTAACATTTTTAATTAGATTTCTTTTATTAACACTAGAATTTAAATTTTCAGGTAATGTAGTTAAAAATTCATTTCTAAAATTACTTAAAAAATTAGATATAACTTTATCAGGATCTCTAAAATTTAATAACTCTTGTATATTATTTACAGGATTAGGTTTATAATTATTAACAACAGCACTTGCATTTGAAGATGAACCTATTATAGTTTCTCCTTTTATAAATTTATCTTGAGCTACAATAAACAATCTGTTATTATCTAAATCTTCGGATAGTATTGTAGAAGTAGCTTTAGAAGTTTGTCCTACAATTGTTTCACCTCTAGTAAATTTACCAAAAGCAGAACTTTCTAAAATTATTTTATCGCCTTCGTCTAAAACTGTTCTATCAGAATCTATACGAGAACCATCTAATATTAATTCATTTTGTTGATTTGTTTGAGTTTCTAATTGAATACCGTCTGTGGTTTGAATTGATGTAACTGCTAACTCAGCAGCTTCCATAAATGTATAATATGTTTTTAAAAATTGTAAAAATTTAGGATGATCGTCAAGTACAAAATCTGGTACTTGTGAACCTATAAGGTTTGAAATTTTATCTTTAAATATAGCCATAAAAATTAATAGCTAGTTGAAGTTGAGTAACCTACTCCTGCATCAGCTGAACCACCTATAAAAGTATCCGCCTCAACTGTAACATTAGAATTTTCGACATCTATTTCTACAATTTGATCTCTTACAGGAACAATATCATTTGAATTTGGTTTAACAATTAATTCTATAGACGTTGAAGCTTCTCCTCTTATATTTTCAACTGAAGTTATGTTTAAAGAATTTAAAGTAATTTGGCCTGTTGTATAATTAATTGTGCCTTGAGTATTAATAGCATATGTTCTTACTGAACCTACTAGTCTATATCTTCTTACATTTCCTTCACCGTCATCATCCAAATAATATACATTTGTTGTGTCACCACTTATTTTAAAACCTGATGATTCTAAAATACCACCTTGCGAAGCATTATAACCTGACACAGGATTGTACAATGCATTTCTAAAATATATATTGTATTTTGTAGAAGAACTTAAAGTAGGTGTAAATGTTTTTTTAATTTTTATAGTTGTTATATTTGATACTATACTTGTATCTGTGTCATCAATTAATCCTAATAATTTTGAATATCTGAATACGCCATCAAATTTTTGTAATGTATTAGTATTGTAATCTGTAATTGTATTTAAAACATCTGATTTTATTGTTGCAGCTGTTTTTGTAGTTAATCTTGAATCATATTTTACATTACTTGTAATTAAAATAGAAGTTGTTTCAGGATCTACTATGACAGGCCTAACTGAAGCAACGTTATATGGTTTTAGTGCTGTTACTATACTTGATTTAGTAGAATTTGTTAGCGTAGAACCACTGGCCGCTTTAATTGCTATTTTAACTATACCATAAACAGGAGTTTCATCATCTTCTCCGCCCCAAGCACTTACTGATAAAGCATTTGGATAAATCGATTTAACTAAAGTTTCATAATCTGAAGTTGTAACGGCACGATTTTGTGTAGCATAACTTAATGGTGCATTAAAACGAATTGACTCTTTTGATTCAGCAGCAGAACCACCTTGTGATGCTGAATTTGTGGTAATTGTTACATCAGAAAACCCACCTATCGTTGTACCTAAAGAAAATGTAGAAGCACCGTTTGACTCATCTCTATTTGTAACAACGTATTCTAATATTACTATGTTACCATCTAGTAAAGCTGCACCTAATACTCCATCTCCAAAATAAACTTCAAATTTGCCATCTTCTATCTCTTGTAAAAAATAAACCTTTGAAGTGTCTGTTACATTGTTATAACCACCTGCTAATGAGTAAATATTTGTTGTAGTATTTGTTGAACTTGTTTGTACCGATACTTTTAGTGTTCTTGTATCTGCATTTGCACTTTGAATTATAAATTTTTGGTCAGGATCGTTTACATCTACCGTATATCTAAATGTTGTTAAAGTTCCTTCATAAATTTCTACATTTGAAAAAAGAAAAACGCCGTTTGTAGGAGTAATTGTATAATCTTCATTAGTTACATATTGATATGATACACCATTTACACTTGTTGTGAAAACTGTTCCTTTATTTAATGTTAAAGTTGAACCTGTAGCATCATTTACTTCTATATTTAAACTGGCCACTGGCGATCTTACAGAAGATGGTGTGTAGTTTAACATTTTAGCAATTGACACAATATTTTTTCTTATGTCAGCACTGTCTAAGTACATTTCATTTGCTAACATATTAGCATTGAAACCTAGATAATGAGTATTGTAAGCAAGTATATCTAAAAGAATGGCAAAACCAGAGCCTTCAAAATTATAATCTTGAAATTCTGATTGACTTTGTAAAAATGTTTTTAAATTGGCTTTGACAGCATCAAAATCAAAATCTGATACTTCTAATTTATTACTTGCCATATTATCTTAGTCTTTCTAAAAATAATTTTTGTATTTCAATGTTGTAGTCGTTTATCAAGTTGCTTCCTCTTTATTTCTATTTTTATTTTGCTGTTAGTCGCTGACTGTAAG